GTAAACAGGCCGCTGACGGTCTGGCCGAGCTTCGATTGATCGCTCAGCTCTTGCGACTTCCGCGTAAACCCGGCCTCCAGATCGCGGGCGAGCTTGAGCATCGCCTGCTTCGCTTCGGGCGTCGGAAGCGACTCGAATACCGCCTTGCGCTCGTCGGGCCAGTGCTTCGGCGCAGTCGTTCCGGCATTGCCCTTGTCGGGGGCCGCCGGGTCGGTCTGCTCCTTGGTCTGGTCCTTGGGCGCAGCGGCTCGGTCGCTGGGCTGCGTCGTGTCGTCGGCGCTCGGCTTTAGCTTATCCGGCGCTGATGCCGGCTGATCGGTGATGCCCCCGAGCGCCTTGTCGATGGCGGCATCCAAACCCACTGACGCGGTTGAGTCCTGATCGGTCTCACCGGCATTGCCCGCTTCCGGGCCGCTCACGGCTTGTAGTCGATCCACGAGAATGAACCTCCTTCGGCGGCACGCTTCAATGCGTCCGCGCGGTTGCGATCACGCTGCACGATTTCACCGGGCTTGAAGTCGCCGCACTGGCGGACGCCGTGTTTGCGCTCGTGAGCCCGTAGATGGGACCTCGACGTGATGTGCTCGCCGTCAATGGGAGAGACGATCGCGCCGCCGTAGGCCCGGTCGAGGTCGGGCATGACAAAGGGCCCCTCTTGCGATGGGGCCCTGTAATCGGTCGGAACTTCGACAAGCTGCTGTGTGCGCTTGTCCCAGACGTAGCGGCTTCTCATGTGACGGTTATCGTCCCCATCGACGACCAGTTGTTGAACCCTTGGTTCTCGGCGAACGCCTGCTGAGCAGCGGGAAGGTTGGTGTGGCTCGAGCTCAGCCGCGCGTTGATCCACGCCAGCATGCGCCCGTTGAAGTCTCCGGCTGCGATGCCGGCCGCATCGAACACCGCGTGCCAGTCGCCGTTGTAGTCGAGCGCCTTGCTGGTAGCGGCGCGAAGTGAAGCCTGCACCTTGCCTTGGTTGCTCACGCCGCTGGCCTCGCGTCCTTCTTAACCTGCAGTTCCACGTCCTCCGCCGGCACCCATGCCGTGCAGCGGGCGAGGTCAAGCGTGTCCATCTTGTGCTTCGCGCACTGGCCCTTGGCCTGAGAGGCTACGCCCATCCAATGCTTGCAATTGCAGCACTTCGGCGAACCGGTGACGCGGTCGATTTCGAGGGACGGGTGCATTACATCGGCCTCCCGGCGTCCGGCATGTAGGCCTGCTGCAGCTTGGCCGTCTTGGCCTGCAGGTCAGCGACGGCGCCCTGGCGCTTGGTCTCTGCGGTCGCCTGATCGATCGCGGCCACGTTGGCATCCGCTTGCGCCTGGCGGGCGGCGGCCTCCTGCTTGATCTGCGTCTCGGCAACGCGCGTGGCGGCCTTCTGTTGTGCCTCGAACGCGTCGTACTGGGCCTTTTGCTGCTTCACTGTCGCGTCGGTCTGCGCCTTCACCATGGTGGCCTGCGTCTTGGCCTCGGTGTACTTGGCTTCGGCGGCAATGCGCGGGTCAACCTGCTCTTGCTGCGGCTGCTGGGCGGCGGCCATCGCCTTCTTGGTGATCTGGTCGAACGCGTCGTCAAACGTCTCTTCCAGCGTGCGCCCGATTTTGAACGCGCGCAGCCCGAACATGGTCATCTCTTTAACCAGCGGGGCCAACTCCGGCATCTGCATGATGGCCGGGATCGACCGTTCAAGCATCCCCTGCATGGACGTGACGAACTCGAGCCGCGATTGCTTCTGCTCATCGCTTTCGAGCTTGGCCGTGGCGTCGGTCTCCACGTCGATGCGGTAGCCGCGGCGCTTGTCCGAGCGCAGGATCTTCTCAATGTCCTCCCACGCCACCGCATTCACGATGGCCTGCAGTTGCTCTTGCATGTCCTCGTTGACGGGCATGCCCTGCTGGGCCTGCTGCGCCATCGCGCCAAGCTGAGCCTTGGCCTGATCGATCTCCATCTGCGTCGGCAGCATGATGCCGCTCATCTCGGACAGCGTCTCGCGGGTGAAGTGTTCCGCGATGATCTCCATCTTGATGCGCAGCGCCGACTTAACGAATTCCTTCACCCGCTTCTGCCGCTTGACGAGGCGCAGCGATCCGAACTGCCCTTTGATCCTCTGCGCGGTGGCGGTCTCGTTCGGGTTCGACGACCCTCTGATGATGTCCGAGATGCCCGTGATGTCGTAGATTTTGGCAAGCAGCATCTGCTCGCGGGCCGATAGACCTTCGATGACCTGAATAAGCGGGCTCAGATCCTCGGACTGGAACACACCCTTAAGCCCGCCCTTCTCCATCAGGGCAGCGAACCCCTTGTAGGGTAGGAACTGATCGTCTCCGGCACGGGCGAGCTGCGACAGTTGGTTGTCCGGTCCTTCCGACGATGCGTCGTAGATGCCGCGCCGCTTGAGGTTGCGGATCATGCGGTAAAGGCGCGTCGCGATCTCGTCGAGCTCGAGCGCCTGGTCCTGATAGAACAGGTATTCAGGGCTCGGGATCAGCGAGCGGTTCGTGCGATGACCATAGAGCGGTTCAGGGCACGGGAAGAAGTCCGAGAGCTTGAGCGGGTCGGGCTCTTTCTTGAGCAGCCAATCATAGTCCTCGGCGTACCAGACGCGTTCGCGCTTGGTCTTGTCCCAGATCTCCCAGACCTGCGCCCGCTTGAAGGTGTCGTCGATGTCGGGCTTGCCCTTGGCGCTGGCTTGCGTTTCGCTGATCGCGTTCAACGGCACCTTGTCCGCGTGCTCAGGAAAATACTCGTCAAGCTCATCGCGGCTGTAATAGTGCCGGCGGGCACGCCACCACACCTGCTGCTCGGTGCGGCCGGCGGAGCACAGATAGTCCTCCCAGTACACGTAAGCGAACCGGGTCTCTTGGTTGGTGATCACGTCGCCGTCGATCTGCGCGTCGTAGTCGACCCACACCTGACCACGCGCCGGCAGCACCATGTCTTCGACAGCGGCCTCGAACGGCGCGTCAGAATTGTAGAGGTCCTGGCAGTAGGAGGCTGATCGCTCGAGGATCAGCGCGGCCGTGCGGGCGGCGCGGTCATCGGGTGTCGAGCCGGGGAACCGGCGGCGCACGTCGGGCTGGTCAAGGCCTTGGAACAGCGCCGACTTCAGCACTTCCGTATTCGACCACAGAATGTTGGCGCGGCGCTCGTCGCCGTCCGTGCGGTCGTCGCGCTCGTCGGCGTAGCGGTCCACCACCTTGCGGGCACGCTTGCGCCACCTGTCTTCGCGCTTCTTGGCGCCGTCGATCTCGGCCCGCCAGAACTTGGCGGAAGCCATCCCCGGCTTCGGCTTGCCTTCGGCGTCGTCGCGGCGCTCGATGGTGTCGTTGCCGGTGGGTTGCGTGCTCACGCTTTCATCCCGCCCATCTGCTCGCCTTCAGCATCCNNTGGCAATGTCGGGCGACGGCGCCATGTCCTTCAGCATCAGCACCAGCGCCTTGAGTTCGCCCATCATGGCCGCCTCTTGCGCGTCGTCACCGTCCTCCGACTTGGACATGGCTTTGTTGATAGCGGCGGAGAGGTCCATCAAATGCGTCCTGACCTGTTTGACATGCGGAAGTCATGCTCTTGAACAATCTCGTTCAATGTCGGCTGGCGCAGCGTGACCTTGGCCTCTGGCTTCGGCAGCGGCGCCTGGATGCTGCAGTTGATCGCGAACTCTCCGAACGCATCTGCCGCATGGCTGTTCTCGTCATGCAGCGGCGTCGTGTAACTGTTCAGTGCGTCGTTCCACTTGCGGCGATAGCGGCGGAGCTTCTTCAGTCCCTGCTCCACACGAGGGGACGCGTGGAAATAGGTCATCGGCAGCAGGCGGCGCGCGGCGGCGATGCGGTCGGCGGGATTGACCGCGACGCCCTTCCTGATCCCTCGCACGCCTAGACCGACCATGGTCTCGATCCGTGACCTGCCGCCGACGCCCCACTCCCGCATCTTGATGTCATGCGGGAAGTAGTGATCTGCGTACCGATACGGCTTGGACCGGCCGAGGGTGCGCAGGGCCATGTCCGCGCTCCACCCGACGAACCGCTCCTCCCATGGGGGAGCCTTGAAGATTTCCGGCAGGGCGGCCGCCACGATGTCGTCGGCTCCATCTCCCGACGCTTCGTAATAATCGATGACCGTGGCCTTAAGACCGTCTTCCTGCCAGAACCAGATGGCCGTGGCATCGTCCACGCCCAAGTCCCAACTCGTGTGCACCGGCCGGCTTGGGTCGTGCGGGAAGTTGCCCACCCGCCCCTGCTTTTCCGCCGCTGCGATCAGCTTGGCGTAATAGGCGCCCTCGCTGACGATCTGGTAATTGCCGCCCCAGACGTGGTCGGCCATCTCCGGGTCGGCTTCATAGTCCCGCACCATCTCGTCCCGCAGGACCGGGCTGAGCCACGGGTTATCCTGCCAGTTGATCTCGACGACGATGGCGTCCTTCGGCTTGTCGGCTCCCCTCAGCAGCTTGTCGACCGCGTCGGTGTCGTGGCGGGGGTTCCAGCTGAACCACATCTCCGACCCGTCCTTGCGGATCGTCGGGCGGAGCATGCGAAGCGAAACCTCGGACAGCGACTGCGCTTCTTCCACCCAGGCCAGGTCATAGGCCTCGAGCGACTTGATGTTCTCCGCGTTGTAGGCCTGCATGCCCCGGAAGATGATCAGCGACCCGTTCTTGGATCGGATCTCAGTCTCCAGGCACTCGAACCACGGCTCCAGCCCAAACTTGGCGATCTTGTCGACCAGCAGCTGCCGAACCGAGTCCCGAATGGAGTTCTGCACCTCACGGATACACACTGCTCGGGTCGGCTCACGGTAGCAACGCAGGATCAGCTGCTCGGCGAAGAAGTGCGACTTGCCCCCGCCGCGGCCCCCGTGTGCGCCCTTGTACCGGGCCGGATGCAGGAGGGGGGCGAGCTTGCGGGGGACCTCAGTCCTTAGCGTGCGGGTCGACAACGACGACCTCGATGCGGGCGGGGAACAACGGGTTCTCGGGGTCTCCGCCTAAGGCCACCTGATCCTTCTGGCCCAGGCACTGCTTGCCCAGCCAGATCGCCATGGTGGGGTTGTGCTCGGCCATCTTGAACTGGTTGCGGCGCAGGGAGGCCTTACCGGTCTCCTTGCCGTGCTGCCACGCGTCCATAGCCTTTTGATGTGCTTGCAGAAAACGGCTGAACGTCACTTCGTTTACGCCCAAGACCGCGCCCGCTTCCTTCATCGTGCATTGAATGCGCGCCAAGCCTTCGATCTGCTTGATGATTTCGTCACTGATCTTGAGCTTGGTGGCCCCTATGGGACGGCCCGTCTTGGCCTTCGGTTCCGGCAGGCTTTCCTGCGTTTCGGCGGCAACCATCTTGGGCTCGCTATTCAGGGACATGAGCAGTCTCGATGTGCTTCTGCCTTAGGGCGTCAATAGCGGTGTCGTAGGACTTGGCGCTGTCGTCCTTGGCGCCGGTCTTGTCGTAACGGGCAGAGTCGATCTCCTCGAACGTTCGGCCGTCGCCCTCGAGGGTAGCCTTCTGCCCGGTGAAGTCTTGCCAGCGCTTCACGGCGACATCGACATAAGCCGGGTTTAGCTCGATGGCGTAGACGTGGCGGCCGGTCATCTCTCCGGCAATGATGGTGGTGCCGGAGCCAGAGAAGGGCTCATAGACGGCTTGGCCGGGGGACGAGTTGTTCATGATCGGGCGGCGCATGCACCTTCCAGAGGGTGGACTGATCGCGAGCGCCGCACCAATGGGCTGTCGCCCCGCTCTTTTCACGGACAGCGTACCAACATGGCTCGTGCTGGAAGTGATAATGCCCTCGGCTCATCGCCAGGCTACTCTTTGCCCATATGATCTGAGCACGCATCCGAAACTGACAGGACTCAAGGCTCTCCACCACCTCTCTGGCATGCAGGTCTGCATGCTGCAGGTCTGCATGCCAGACGTAGGCTACTTCGCCGGGAAAGAGCGCCCACGCCTCACGCCAGTCGGCGCGATCGTCGTTGAGCACTTTGCCTTTGGCCGTGCCCGTTACGCCCGTCTTGCCCATCCGCTCATCGCGCCACGAGGCGTCGTACTTCACTCCGTACGGTAGGTCCGTGACCATCAGGTGCGGCTTGACGCCGGCCAGCACCTTGTCGACCACGTCGGCCTTGGTGCTGTCGCCGCAGATGATGCGGTGGTTCCCAAGCAGCCAGACATCGCCTTCGACGGTGACAGGGTTGGCCGGCGGTTCCGGCGTTTCCTCGGCGCGGGCCATCTCCTCGTCGTCGGACAGGAGCTTCTGCAGCTCGCGGTCGTCGAAGCCAAGGGAGGCTAGG